ATGAAGTACAGTAATGATCAGAAGATGGACCAGTATATTGAGAGTGGGATTAAGAATAAACAAGTAACCTTTGAATTTGAAGGCGTAATCTTTTGGCACATGTATAAATTTTATGATTTTATGAATTCTACTAATGCAAAGGAACCATTCAGTCAGTATTTAACAAGTTTAATAGAAGGATATATCGAGGAAAATCCAGGGGAATATAAATTTGAGTTTGGTGAACAAAGCATACCTTTTTCGACTGAGAAGCATGGAGAGACTTATCTAGATATTAAAGATACTGCTATACATTTTTAAAATAGTATAAGAAATAATAAAAAGCCCCCGCAATAGCGAGGGCTTTAACTTATTCTTCCTTATCTTTTTGTTTAATGACCTGATGCACATAAACAGATGCGCCTGTAACCAATACACCTTGCACCACAGCATCAACATTCAAACCAAATAAAAGTAGCGACAGGCCTAAGCCGATCGCTAAAAGTATTGCAGGAATAAATTTGTTTGGTACGATCTCCATTTGCTTAATCATTTTTCCGATTATCATAAGCACTGGAATCAAAATCAGCGCTTTTTCTACTACATAATCCATAATCTCCATTTTTAAAAACTCCCTTCGTTTAATGCTCTTTGTAGCGTTTCTACTACTAAACTTGGATCACTTAGCTTACCATCTACTACAGTTCCTAGATATTGTTGCAATGCCTCAATAGTTTTAGGTCCTAAATAGCCATCTTCTTTGGCTCCGATTAACTTTTGAAGCGCTCTGATGACTAAGCTTCCACCATCACCGAACGTAATACCAGATACAATTTGGGCCGTAACATGATTGCGTACTTGATTACTAATGACGCTATCAATTGGTGTACCTAAATAACGCTGCAATGCTCTTGTTGTCAGCTTGCCCCATTTACCATCAATTTTCAGATTAGCTTTGGGTTTCTCATCAACTTGTTCGTCACTACTGTTTGGCAGTTTAACCACGTCACCAACTTTCAATTGCGTTGGTTTGATGTCAGCATTTACTTTCTTCAAATCATCTACATCGAAGTCTTTACCCTTCGCAATCGACCAGAGCGTATCACCTTCTTGAATTTCATGTTTACCAGCAGGTACTGGTGCTTTCGGTTCACCTTGATTCAATACAGCCTTGTAATCAAACATTGGACACTGTTTCCACTCATAACCACTAAACTCGTTATGGCCTTTTACGTATTTGATATGCGGATATTGACTTTGCAAAGCACTCACTAAATGACGCAAGCTTTCTTTTTGTGCATCGGTGGGTTCTTCTGATCGGAAGTCACCAGTTAAACATACACCGACTGCATAGTTATTGTGATTACCAACATGATAGGTGCGTAGTTCGATGTCATTCACCCACTTAATCGTGCCATCTTCTTCTATGACATAAGAATAACCAATACTTGGCCAACCGTGAGTATCGACATGGTATCGCGCATAATCTTCTGCGTTTGAGCCATCTTTACCTTGCTTAGTTAAGCTATGATGAATCGCAATCGTTGTTTTGTCCTTTACATCTAATACTGGAAACGTTTTGTTAGAATGGCGCTTAACTTCATTCCGATAGTCTACAAACTTCGGAATATCTAATTGTCCTGCCATTTAAATCACTCCTTATTTTTGTTTGAAAAAATTAATAGACTTTCTTAACGGCGGTGGCACTGGCACATTTAATCTCCCTAAGTTCTCACTGACACTAATGAACTCAGTTACTAGATAATAAAAAATCGTCGCAGCCATGACGCTTAATTCCATTTGGCCAACAACGATTGGATTTCCGATTTGAAACAAATAAACTTGGTCAATGATTTGCGCAGCTGCAACCAAACCAAAGATCATAATCTTCTTAGGAATCCCCCAAAACGCAACATCCGCTTTCAACTTGCCTTCATAACCCGATGCCAAGATGCCTGTTAGAAAATCAAATGATACAAAAAAGATGAGCGCGCCTAACAAAATGGACCACTCACCAAACAACCAACTTAACACTACTGCTATTCCTGCAGTCATCATTTTTGCATTGTTTACAACATCCACAATTTACCCCCTAAAACATAATAAAAGCGCCCGTTCGGCGCTATTGCTGATATCTTATACCCGTATCGATAAGCTTCATTTTGTATATTCAGTCATTTTCTCACCAACTTTCAAAAAAATCCTTTATGTCATCTATTTAAAGGTTTTATTTGTTATATTGTAGTTAAGGAGGTGATTATATGAAAACTCTAAAGTCAACTTTGTACTATTTAGCTTTGGCAATGGTATTTGTTTTCATGGTGCTATGTGTTTACTTAACCATAAACTCAAGCAATCAAGCTCTTACCAATAGCTATGCAAGTCTCACTCTAGGTTCTCTCAGTCTGTTCCTAGCAATCAGGAACGGTTCAAACAGCAACGAATAGTAGCAAACTAAATCGAAGTACATAATGAAGAGAGGAGTTTAATAACCCCTCTCTTTTTTTACTACAAATGAATGTTCTTATTGGTTTTACCAAATCGAATAAGTCGCAAAACCAGCAATTAACGCTGTTGAACTGATATCACTTGCTGTTACTTTTTGGTTATATTGATTGTCACCTAAAAAATAAAGTCTAATATAATTCGAATTTCACCTGAAATCGTGGTCATATTGCTAGCTAAAGATATTCTTGCGAATCGTTCAAGTGACACAGCGTTCAATTCCTCTTCAAGATACGATTCCATAAAGCGGCATGCGTCATCACTATCATTATTCAAGATTGTTAATAGGTTGTCGTCTCGATCGAACACATAATGGATGGGCTTTCTGTCATTCAATCACCTGTCTTTGAGCATAAAAAACAGGTGTTATCTACTGCGCATAAGTGTCCTTATATCAATAAAAAAGAGCCCTTATTAGGACTCTATATTATATTTCTATTCCATTTGATATTAGTATGGCTTTATAAGTAGTTGATACAATTTCAACAGTTATTTTTTCTGCTATTGCTTTCAGAAATGCGATTGACTTTTCATCGCCACTTTTAGCTTTCTCAATTTGTTGTTGAATTTCTTCATTTTCTCTAATATCTCGAGCGAGTTCGTATGGATCGGTAATATTAAAATTTTCAATCACGTTATTTAGTACTTCAACATCTTCGGAGTTTGAAATATCAACACCTAAATCAAATCCTTTTAGATTGTTATTATCTATAGTTACGTTTGTTGATTTGTCTATTCTTATACCAGTACTCTCATTATTATTAGCCATATTCTCCACTCCTTTAGGAGTATTATAGCATACTAACTATCGAAGATAATTATCCTTGTTAAAGCTTGTGAATTTTGACTCACTCAAAATAACTTTTTATTTTATCGGGGTTATTAGTAAAAGCTCCTGTAGCTCCGCGTTCCTTTAACATTTCTAAATCATTAGTATTATTTACTGTAAATGGATGTACTTCAAACCCCTTATTGCTTAAAGCACGTATATATTCCTTATTAACATTTTCGTAATTAAATCCAACCCCTGTTGCATACTCTTTTAACTCGTCCATTTTCTGTTTTGTCAATGGATCTTTACGTGGCTCGTTATACCAATAAAGCTTGACTAAAGGAATATTTGGTTGAATTTCGTTAATTTTCAATAGACTCTTGCTGTAATAGGATTGGATTATTACATTATCTTGTAACTCACAATTACTTATAACGTCCAACAATTGCTTTTCCATGGCCAAATCATCCGGGTTCTTTGTTTCAATATAATAGTCTATATCGTCACCAAATCTATTAAAGATATCTTTTAAGGATAAGACTGATAATCCTTCATATTCTTCTTTAGCCTTATCAGGATACTTTTGATTAAACCACGAACCGGCATCTAGCTCCTTTAATTCTTTTAAGGTATATTCACTGACTGCTCCTTTTTCGTTTGTTGTACGATTAACCGTTTCATCATGAATAGCGACTAAATGTTTATCTTTTGTTAATCGTAAATCAATCTCAAGATAATCAGCCCCCGTTTCTTTTGCCATTTCATATGACGGCATCGTATGTTCTGGAGCATATTCAGATGCCCCGCGATGGGAAATAATAGTAAAATCATCCTCCACCGCTAAATTGGAACAACCTATTAATAATATTAACGACAATAAAAGTAGTATTCTCATAAACAAAATCTACCATAACAACTTATGAAATGACAATATTCTCAAATGTTCCGGCAGACCATTTCCGACCCAAATGAAGATATCCGTTTCTATAATTTACATCTGAAGCGGTAAATGTATCAGATGTATCAAGACGTTTAACAGTGATGTCTGTTGAAGTTATATCTATTTGAATAGATATTTTATTATTCTCACCAATCGACGTTGTGCTCATTTCTTCTATTTTTGTAGCTGTCCCTTGATCTGCTCGATAAAGATCAAAATCACCATTTTGACCCAGTATCAAATTGTAACCACTGCTGAATGACCCTGAATCATCAAATTCATCATTTTCGCTACAAAAAACAAGTGAAAGCCATCCCTCAGTTTTATGATTGGTGTATTCAAAATCAAGATTTATAGTAACTGTGTCATTTAACTCACCTACCCATCCTTGCAAAACAAAATCTCTACCATCATTAGGATAAGTATCATCAAGCGTTTCGGTAAAACCAAATTTATTACCATCTATAAAGCTACCTCGACTGGTTAGTGCTTTAAGCATTCCATGGAAATACATCTTTTGGTTAAACGGGGCGTTTTGTAATATAGGGGCGCTTCCATTAATCCATAGAGGATCGTCTGTAATAAACCCTTGAACACCTAAACCTAACAAATTGTCATGCTCATACCTTCTATTAACAGTAAAAATTAAAACGTTTAAATCAGCATTAATACAGTCAGTTATATATGCGTTAGACACATCTCTTTGAATGCCAACATAGTCAACACCCATGTCAACTAATTCATTAGACGTATGAGTTGTATCATCATCAGTTAACACGCAAGCAGTAATATTATTATCAAGAAACTGTTGAATATCTGTTAAATTATAAGACTGTAATAAGCAATACTCTTCTAAGCCATATTGATGTACTAATTCTACAATTTTAGCAGCACTATCTCTTGTCTTCGATTCAATAACATAAATCAAGCTTTTTCCAAATTCCTTAAAGACATCATCTAAAGTAGGGTGATAGGTACTTTTAAAGCCATCCAGACAATCAACTTCAGCATTCTTAAAAGCTTGTGTAGTATATTCAGTTACACTACCAATATTTTTCGTTGTACGATCCACAGTATCATCATGAATAACCGCCAAACCTCCATCAGCTGTTAATCTGACGTCTAACTCTATTAATTCAATACCTAAAGATTGACACCCTCTGAATGCTTCTAATGTATTTTCAGGAAAAATATTAGCGGCGCCTCGATGCCCAATGTACATCGGCTGTTGAATCTCAGATAATTTTTTTGACTGATAAGTGTTTGTTGTTTTTGCCCTATGTTCATCGAATTCCGATTTGGTTGCTTGCTCATTATTCGTCACATTTCCTAATCCGACTTGTGATTTGGTAACACTGTGCGGATTAGATGTGTTGTCCTTGTGATTCGTGAATTCTTCTCGGACACGCGGCAAGTAAACATCAGGTGCGGTTGAGCCTTCGGTTATGGTTAGGTTTTCAAAAGAACTTGAAACGCTAGAATCTTCAGAACGTATATATAAACCTAAGATACAATACGAAGTTTCTGAATTGGTCGTAAATGTTTGCGTATTGTTGTAATATTGTACATCATTTACTTCATTATCTGAACCATCGAACTCTTGTAACCTAATATATCCCCCCGTCAAATCACTACTGTCATCTCTTGGATTACTCATTTTAATTCCTAAAGTATAAGTTTGAGAAGGTTTAACACTACTTAATGTAATACGTGAAGATTCGTATGTTGTACCTTCTGACGTGTGCGTAATCTTACTCGGACTATTCACCGTCACATTCTCGTGTAAATCCCATGCTTCGTTATCAAATAATGGAATTAAGTTCTTGGATTCTACTAAATTATCCACTTTTTGATCCAAAGTGCTAACGTCAGTACTTTCCAAACGATCAGCTTCTGATTTAGCGTAGTCTCCTTGATTATTTGCATAGGTAGCTGCATCGTTCGCATTAGTGACAGCATCATCAACCTTTTGCTCAAACTCGCTTAAGACAATTGTGTTAACCACTGTTCCTACTTGATCTAATGACTTACTGACTTTCAACTGAAAATGCCCTTGCGATGGTGCTACGATCACATCACCATTCGATTCATTGAGATGGATTTCTAGTAAATAATCGCCTGCAGGTAATAGGTTATTGTCGTCAAAATCGAACGATAACTCGCCTTGATTGTTTTCTAGTGTTGCTGGCAAACTAAGCAATCGCCCTGTTTTATTACCAATCACGACTTCCACACTGTCATATTGATCAAAGTTAACAAGCGTGCCATCGTGATTAAACACATTAAGCGTAATCGTTGAGCCTGTATCAATTGACTTGATGTAGTGCGTATTATTCTTAGCCCTCACTCTCATCTGCATCCCTCGCTTTCATAATAAAAAACGCCTGATTGGCGTTATTGTTGATACCCTATGATTGTTACGACTGTTCTTAAAAACCCTGTGTTTTCATCCGGAGCATTACTTCCCGTCGATTCAATTTTAATATGATAGTCCTTCCCAGCTTCGACTATATCTTTAATATCAGCTGAAATCATTTCAATTTCTGGATTGTTTGATGATGGTCTAGGCGGTGTCCATCTATTGATACCAAACAAATCATTGGTATCCCATTCTGTTTCCATCGTCACAAAACCAAGTCCAGCATCGCTTTCTTCCGCATAATCATAATAGCCTTGGCCAAACTCAAACAACAAAATATTGGCTTGATCAACGTTTGTCCAACTAACTTGTTCTGAATACTGATAACGCACAGGAAGTGCGCTAATTGCCAACTCTGCACTAACAATCGTAAAGTTATCCGGTATGCTAAAACTAGCGTTTGCTATTGGTTTTGCACCAACATGTTGCGCTCCCACATGTTGATATTGAGGCATTTGCGTTACAAACTTGGATAGTACGCCTTCACCACCTGCCAACTGGGAGCCATTCGAAGCTGTTTTCAATGGAACGGTATTAGCATTAATAGAGCCTGTCTGTAATCGGTTGGCATCTTTCGTAATGTTATCTGTTTCTGGTTTACTGTAAGCGTATTCTTCTAATCTGCTTTCAGGTATTTTTTGATTAATCTGTTGCTGTAATTCCTTCCAAACATTCTGCGCTTCTTCTTCCGTAAATTCTGTGAAGTCACCTAACTTAACTTTTTTAGCTGATCGATCAACAATGCTACGCTCTTGTTCGAATATGCGCGCTTCTAAGTAGAGAGGTGGTTCAAATCCTGTATATTTCATTTTGATCGTATCGCCAAAACGAAAACGCTTGTTTTCTAAGCCAGGTACATGTTCTAAGTCGACAATATCAGCTTCAAATTCAATAACTGCATTAATGCGTTTGTTTAGTTCGGTTTGTGTGTATTGCTTTAATTCTGATTCAGTCATGTCTTGACTTGTTGATTGCGGCTCATACGTACCGATTAGATGCTGTAATTCGTCATTCTCATCACGTCTACCCCATCGTTCAAGCGCGTCTTGATCTTCAACTAGCACTTCTAAATGACTTCCGTCTTCGCGCTCTGGGCCAATACCGACTAACGCTGTAAAAATGTTATCCGTTTTTTCTGTACGCTTAATGCTTGCTAAATCTTTGCCAAAAGTCGCCTCACGGCCTCGCCAACGTCCACGTCTTTCAAGCAAGTCAACAAAACGACCTATGATCCGATTGCCATCCGTTTCAACTCTGAACCTTAATTCAGCGTCAATTTCTTTTGCAATAGTTTTCAAAAATGCGAACGGATTACGATGGCTGTCTACTTCAAATGTTCTATACTTATCTATTTCAACAATGCCTGGGCGCCATTCTGTATTATTTGTGGCATGGCCAATCATCTGTGATGCTGTCTGTCCGGTGAATGCTTGCGGATAGATGATCGCTTGTTTTTTGATTTCTAAATAACTCGCTTTCGCATAAACTTCGGCTTGATGATTTAAATTTTTGATGGTTTCTTCGATAATGAATTCACGATACTCACCGTCTTCGCCTGGAATAATGAGACGATTGCGCTTCTCTAAAAACTGACTGAATTGTTTATTAGTAAACGTTGTGAAATTATACGTCTCAAGCGTGTCCTTTAAAGACTGTTTATGCACATCTTCCAAAATGTGCTTTTCAGTTATGACGTCTAGAATGCGGTCATTTTGTTGGTCTAAAATGTGGATTTGCGACATGTTTTCACCTGCCTTTATTTATAAGTTGGTCTGTAATGGACCGCACCCTTCAATTTATTGTTGCCAGGCAAAACAGCCAGGTTATTATTACCTAGTGGCAATTCAAAATATGATGCGCCAAAATCTTTTAGATAAGTCGCGTCTTCACCATTAATTAAGATTGCTTCATTTTCATGATCGAACGTAACTTGATCGCCTTCATAAGCAATATAAGGCGTCTCATCTTCAAGTTCTTCCGATAACTCATAGGCTTTAATCGAATTAATTCTAGGTACGTTCGGAACGCCTATACTGCCATAAGTGCCCATATGAACTTGGACATATTTCAGGCGTCCTTGATATTCGTTCTCTGCATCTAAAAACCAACTGGTAAGGCTGTCATAATGGTTTTCTGTTATGCCTGTTCCAACCTGTGCCACATAAAATTTAAACGTTTGGCCTTCGCGTCTAAATCGCAACACGCCATGAAAGTGATTATCAAACCGCCAGTAGTTTTCAGAGTTGATTTTGTAATTTGTTCCCCACCCAAAAAACTCACCGTATCTTGCTTCAGCTGAATAACGTGATAAAGATGCTGTACTGTCCATAATCGCCATCTTTCCTAAAACATTATTATTTTCATCAAATAAATAAAATTCAATTCGATAAGTGGCGTCAGGATCATCTGCATCAACTCGACAATACATTTCAACTTCAAAATCCTGTGCTGGATCAACTTCTTTCATCATGGCGGGACCATGCCAACCATCACCAGAACCGTAACTAGCGATGGTTATGCCTGTTCCATCCACACCCATCTCACCCGACACATCACCATCAACTGATGTTCCGGTAGATGACCATGTATCTAAACTTTCACCATATTCTTCTAACAAAAGAATTCTCGTATCAACAACAGTTTGGTCAACTTCAACAGGTCGCCCAATCATCATATACTCATCGCCATCACTGACCATTGCGAATGTGATTGGGGCTAGTACATCAAGCGTGAAGGTTGGCTTTGCAGCTTGGGTGCCTTCCACATTAATCATAGTGGCTTGGTCGGATAATTTCGCTTCGATTTCCGGACCATATTTATAAGACTCACATAAAAACGTGATCGTGCCTTTGCGTAATGTAGGTGCAGGACGTGAATAATCACTTATACTCCCTGTCACTCGACCAATATAGGTTTTACCAGGAACGTTATCAAATTGAATTTCGGCATTTTCTTGCGTTAATAAAAAAGCGTTCAATTCATCAAGTAATTCCTGCTCATGTTCTTCATCGCGTACAGTAAAGCCAATCGGTTGGTCAATCCGTTTTAATTCAACATTGGTTTTACCTAAGTGAGCACCATCTTTGCCTGGTGCACTGACCGTTTCAATTTCATGTGGCGCGAATGGTGCTTCTTTTCTACCACGCAACAAATACAACCACTCTTTACGCTCACCATTGATAGATAAAGTTTTAGGCAAATTCACCCCTCACTCTCTGTTCGCGGTTTTGGAACTCGGTGATGTGTTTGTGTGTCTGTCTACCGACTTCGCGACCGTCTATTTGGTTGATAACGGTTGTATAAACAACTGCCTCACCTTGCATTGATTGGTTGTTTAATTGATTAACCACACGGTTAGCTTCACCTGGAGCGCTTGCGCCTGAAGCATAAGCAGGAAAGTTATTCATAGCATCAATCATGCGTTTGGATTCTTGATGTGTGAAGACTTCTGTACCCCGTGGCAAATCATAAACACCAGCATTCAAAGCCGACCATTGATTACCAACACGTGTCAATTCCCAACCCTCTTCACCGACTAAAGCAGGGCCACCCGGATGACTATCTGTTCCTTCTGCGTATGACAATCCGTTATACGTAGGTTGAATAGGTGTTTTTAGTGGTAACGTTAATCGTTGTCTGAACTCCCAAAGCCCTTTTATTTGCGGTTCAATATTAACTCCTAATGGCAATGTTAATCTACTTCTAAATTTGTGGATGGATGGGTTAATAGCTAAATTGACGTTAGGTTCATAAGGTGTGTTAGATGCTAAATCGTTCATATCTTTTAAGTGACCTTTAGCCGTTTGCAAGTTGCCAATTTGATCGTTGATTTTATCGACTTGGTTTTGATAGTCATCAGTTAGTTTGTAACTTGCTGATGCGTTTTTTGACAGTTCGTCACGTTGTGTTTTTAACCTGCCGATTTCATCTTCAATCTTCTGTAACCCTTCGCCTTTAGCAGCGTTAATATCAAAGTTTGATAAGACGATTTGTTCATATTCATTTTTCAGCCGATCGATCTTATCTAATTGTTTATTGGTTTCCTCTAAATCACCTTGTTTTGTTTCAATAATATCTTCTTGCGCATTCAACTGATCTTTAAGACTCTGCTCTTTGTCACGTTCTTTGTTCAAGTTCTCCTGCGTTTTATCAAGTTCAGCCACGACTTGATCGAATCGTTTATCGCCAGTCGATAAACCATCTTTTTCTAATTCTCTTAAATCTGCATAAAGATCTCGTTTATCGCTTTCGAGATCATTAACCACTTTAATCTGATCAACATAATCTTGTTGTAACCTTTTGCGTTCTTGACTTGCGCTTTTGATTTCTTCTTCAAGTTCTTGTTGTTCTTCTTTTAATCGATTTTCTTCTTGTAACGCTTCAGCCAATTCACGTTGCGTTTCCATACGTAATTCTTCACGTTTCGCATCGTTCAATTCTTTTAATGTTTCTAAGTTATCAGCATAAGCATTACCTTCTTCACTAATTGCGCCTGCTGCATCAGGGGCTTGGTCAATAATGTTATCGTTTAACTCAATGAATTCTTCCATCTCACCATTCGTTAGTGTTGATTTTTCGAGCAATTCACTTTGACGATCACGTAATTCGGCAATTTTATCTTCAGACTTCGCATCTTTTATTTGATCTAAGATGTCCATGTACTCAACCATTTCATCTTTCGATAAGCGGTTAGCACGTTCAAGTTCTTCAAATCGGCTGATTAAATCTTCAGTTTGATTAACTTCTTCTTTCATCGATTCGATATAATCAAAATTAATATCAAGAGCCTTTTCTTTATCGCGTGTTAAAGCGTAAACCGCTGTGCCTAATGCGGTAACACCACCAACAGCTAAGCCGACAGGGCCACCCATGCCCATCATGCCAATACGTGCAATCAAACCTCTTCCGCCTGCTTTACCTAAAAGCGATAGCAAGCCTCCGCCTACACGCATAATGCCACCGACTGCGGTTGTAATACCGCCCAAAGCAACACTTGCAGGGCCAACTGCGGCTGCAATACCTGCCCATTTCAAGATTTGTTTTTGTTGCTCTTCATCTAACTCGCCAAACTTATGAATCATTTCGGTAGTATAATCAACAATGTCATTAAAAACAGGTAACAAATGATCAGCAGCTGCTATGCCTGCACTTTCAAGTGATGAACGAAATTCGCGCATACTACCATTCGTGTTGTCGTTCATGGTGTCAGCCATTTCTCTAGCAGAACCTTCTGAATTCTCAAGTTCTTTGGTGAATTCACCTAAATCATCCGATCCTCGATTCATAACTGCTAGCCAACCCGCTGATGCTTCTTGACCAAAGATATTAGAGAGGGCCACATTCTTAGCTTCTTCGTCGTAATCTTTCATAGAGCCTTGTAATTCTGATATGACTTCATCTAAAGACTTCATGTTGCCTTCTGAATTAAACAACTCAACGCCTAATTCTTCCATGGTACTTTTAGCTCGACCAGTTGGGTTCATAAGTCGTGTTAAACCACCACGCAACGCTGTACCTGCTTTGGATCCTTGAATACCTGCGTCACTCATAAAGCCGATTGCCGCTGCAGTTTCTTCAACGGAAACACCTAAGTTATTCGCGATAGGTGCAGCATAAGCCATAGCCTGCCCCATCTGATTGACATCGGTATTCGCATTAGAAGATGAGTAAGCTAACACGTCAGACACTTCTGATGCTTTGCTCGCTTCAATCTCAAAACCACTCATGATATTGGATGTAATATCCGACGCTGTGGCTAAATCCATTTGCGCAGCACTCGCTAAGTCAAGTAAACCAGGCATGGCGCCTAAGACTTCATTAACTTCAAAGCCTGCGCGCGCTAAGTATTCTTGAGCACCTGCAGTTTCACGCGCACTAAAACGTGTGGATTCACCCATATCGCGCGCTTGCGATTCGAGTTTTTCCATTTCTTCGCCAGTCGCACCACTGACAGCTTGCACTTTGGACATGGACTCTTCAAAGTCTGATGCAACTTTGATCGCTGCACCTGCTATTCCTGCGATTGGTGTGGTAACCCCCATCGTAGCCGAACGTCCGAACGTCATCATACCTTGTCCAACGCTTTGGAACTTTTGTCCTGTTGCATCTAAGTTATTACCTAATCGTTTCATTGGATTCGTTTGATTCTCAATTGACTTGGTTAAATCTTCTAACTGTTGTTCGGTTCGATTCATTGAAGCGCGCGCTTTGTTGTATTCTTCGGCTAAATACTTTGTTCGTGCCGCGTTTTCACCTTTTGTTTTTCTTGTTTCGTCATATCGTTTCTTGAGCGTTTTTAAATGTTCTTCTTGTGTTTTATGTTTTCGATTAAGAATGTCTTGTTGCTGACGTAACCCTTTAAGGCTTGATGCGTACTTCTCACCACGCGATCGGACTTCACTCATTTCCGATTTCAAACCACGCAAATCGCGACTAAAATCTTTTATCGAACGTGAAGCACCATCATCTTCCCACGACAATCGGGTGCGCAAATTACCAACGTCTTTGCTTGCCATCTATCTCACCTGCCTTCTTAGAAAACATCGTTAATGTACTTTTGCACTTTCGGTTTTTCTTGGTCTAAAGTCGCAATACTATAAAAAAAGTGGACATCTAACTGATCAATTTCAGTCAATGTCCACTTCTGTGCTTGTGGATTTTGAGGGAACATCATGCTTTTATAAAAATGTTGGAGGGAAGTGTAAGCCTCCTGTGCTGTTACTTCCCCTCCTCGTTTCCCTCATCATCCTGCTTAATGCCATAAATTGCTTCTAACAGTTTACGGTCAACGTATTCACGACTTGCACCCTCATAAAGCTGATCGATGGTGAATTGTTTATCGAAAATAATATCAGTCAAAATCGACATAATCTCATCATCTTCAGCTAATAAGTCTTTGGCAGATGGATCTTGTTCTCGTTCCTCAGCATTTGCTTGTACCTCTAAGAATTTGCGCTTGGCTAACATCGGTACATAAGGTGCGCTGAATGTTTGTTTGTTACCATCTATTACAAGTTCGATTTGCATACGTTACCTCCTAAGCTGCTGGTGCCCAGCTTTCATCAATGACTTCATTGAACCATTCATCAAAGATTGTTTCGTCTGTGACATTTTCATCGCCATCCCACAGCACCGCTTCACGTTTTCCGTTGTCTAAACGTGCAATGCTTTCACCTTCAATGGTTGGTGTTTGGAATGTTGGCGTTTCTTGTTTTGTTTCGAACGTTGATTCACCAACGCCAAACTTAATACGGTAAACCCACACGAATTTATGGCCACCACGTGCATCATCGGCTTTGAATCCGATTGCTACATATGGCGCTTTGTCTTCGTCACCTTCTAACAAAACACCGTTATCAGCTACTTCTTTACCTAACAACTCTGCTTCAACCTCTTTTGGTAAATCGGTTGTATTGATTGAAACTGTTGCAGGACCTTTTGCTGATTCACTAAATAACACTTGGTTGTCACCACGTAAGTTAGCACGGTTGACCGAACGTGAAATCGTCACGTTAATAGCAGGTGCAATCTTTTTCGGTTCTGTGTACGTTGTTGATGAATCATCTTCACTTTCAATCACTGCATAGTGTAAATCTTTTAATCCGTATGTCGGCATTAAGATCACTCCTCATTTTTTGTTATACTGTACCGCAATGTTTTGCGGAATTTATTTAAGTCCTCATCAAAACCATGATTTTCTGTAATAAACATAAAGCCATCACCCGTCATGTGTTGGTGAATTTGATCGGCATAGTTGATGAAGTTTCCTTTTGTGAAAAGGTCAACTTGCACCGTGATGTTTTTACTCATCATCACATTGTCAGCGTTTTGAAGTGGTGTGCTCCAGTAGTTGAAGATAATGTACGCATCACTTACGTCACCTGACGTTATAAAGGCAACAGGCAACCCAATCGGTTCTAGTAAACTCCTAATCCGAACATTCACATCCTCAACTCCCTTCGAAGCACCTTCACATAAGCATCTAAGATTTTATCGACTGACTTTTCGTAAGCAATGCTGGCAAATGGTTTTGGTTCTATAAAACGATCGGCTATGACGTTGAAATAACCATGTTCATGCATGTATAGGTAGAAACCAGGTTGTTTTTTACCACCTTCTGTACCAACAAAAACAACACAATTTTCAGGTTCAGTGCGTGTTAATGATTCCCTAGCTTCACCTGATCGTTCAGTTAACTCGTGTGCATATACTTCCTCTTGCATTGCTTCTAATAGAATGTCGCCACCTTCACGTAACGCTTCATCTTTGGCTTTAGAATCAATCGTTTGTGCCATCCGATCATATTCTTGGATCAATTCATCTAAACCTCTAAAGTCAAGCTTCATATTGATCACCTTGCTTCTTCAAAACAAGCTCTATAAACTCACCTTTTTCATACGTGCGCTCGACATCATATTCTTTATCGTTGTATCTGACTAACGTTTCAAAATCATACTCAATCGATCGCACTTCAAACATGTGTTGCAGTTCCACGCCGTGTTGTTTAGCCATGTGGAATTCATTTGAGCGCACTGACATACGATTAGCATAAATAAGACGCGATTCCCCTCTTTGTTCAGTGGGAAAACCCGCGTCATCTGTGCCTGTTGTCATTGGAATTAAATATAAAACATCACCCCAGTTAGCCATTGTAATCACCGACTAAACTTAAGTGATGTTTAAGACTGTTATATGCTTTTTCAAACCTTTCACCTTGTGGGTTGTCGATCCCGAAGTGGGCTTTACAGTACGTCACAATGGCTCGTTTAATTAACGGATCTATGTTATCGTCATCAGCTTGTGCCATATCAGACGTAACGCCTGCTGTAATTAAATCTTGACGTGCTGAATCAATCAAATCCTGTACTTCTTGAGTAATTGGAGCGTGACTACTTGCAACACGTATTTGATGTTTTACATCGTCAACTAACATTTAATCACCACGCATTTCTTTAAGCGCCTTTTCAGCTTTTTCTTTTCCGCGAACTCGGTCACCATTCGGCAACTCATAATAACCACCACCGACATGTTTTGGTTCATTCGGTGGTTGCTTGCTTTTAGCTTCTAGAAAACCAGTATCATCCTCTAATAAACCACGATTGACAGCTGATTGAACACGATCTTTGTCGTTCCAATCAACTGTGTCGCCTGGTCCAAAACGTTCACCTGTGTGCTTATCCTTAAATCGTTTTAAGACTTTCATCAGTTAAGCCTCCTTTATGCTGGAACTACTTTCTTAACACGCAAGAAACCGTTATGAGCAACAACGTTACCACCAGCCATAACAGAAGCACGGTGTGCAATCATACCTTCTTTGAACTTGAAGTCATCAGAACGCTTAACATCTAATTGAGAGAATACAGCCATTTCATAGTTTGATAGTGGACCATAAGCCATAACAAAATCACCATCTGCTGCTGTTTCTGTACCTGTTGCAGCACTATTGATAACATATTGAACACCGTTAATTGTGCCTGTGTTACCGTTATTAACCACTTCATAAACTTTTCTTTCATTCACATCTCGTAACATTGCAAACTTACGCACATCATCTTTAGATAGGATAAGAACTGCTTCATCTTCTACGTCCTCATCGCCACCATAAGAGTAAATGATGTTATCAAGCGTTGTTTCGTCAACATCCTCAACTTCGATGTCAGTTGCAGGGTTAATCGCATCCGCAGCAGTCGAGAAGATACCTGCAAATTCATTTGTTCCACCTTGTCCAACCAAGATCTCTTTTGTGGCTTTCTTACGAACAGCTTTACGAACACCATTTAGAACACGTTGAGCATAATCGGCGCGTGGTAGTTTTTCTACTTCTTCTGTAACTTCTGAATAAGCAGTCACTTTCGCTTTGTTGATATCTGCATAACCAAATTCATGTGTTACATCGAAGTACGGATCACCTTCAGCTGTATAGTTACCTTCACCGTGTTGAATTTCGAACGGCACTTGATACGATTCGCCGCCATCTAATGGTGTTGACTGCACACGATCAATTAATGTCGATACTTGATTGAAGCTATCATTAATCGATGGTTTATCGTGATCTGGTGTTACAAGATTACCAGACGATACAGTCACAGCACGTTTTTCGAGTAAGGCTTTTCCGTGACGTTCATATACATCCGATTCATCTTCTTCATCTTCTTCAAAGTCATCCACAGATAAATTGAACGTTTCCACTGTGCGTTTCTCTTGTTTGCCTTCCTTGATATCTTTCAATTCGTCTTTGATGCGTTGGCGTTTTTCGTATTCTTCTTTTTCCTCTTTCAATTCACGTAGTTCTTTTTCAATCGCATCCACATCAGCATCATCTTTATCAAGTTCATCTGATAGTTCTAACTGACGTTCCTCGATTTCCTTTAAACGACTTTTTTGCTCACCATTAAAATACTGTAAATTCAGCGATAACTGTTTCTTCTTTTCCATTGTAAAACCTCCAAAATTATTGTTTTGCTAATTCTTTTAGGATATCCTTCTTCAACTCTTTCCGCTTTTCAGCACTATCCAGCGCCTTTTTCTCTTTCTCAGCCTCCGCCTCGAAATAGCTTCTAGCAGATAGAGATGTCGTATCATACGCGGGAATGTCCACCGCGCTTACATCATATAACTTCTTCACTTTACGGATTGTGCGCGTGTGATTATCACGATCAAAACTTGCTTCAGCTACGGTAAACGCAAAACTCATGCGATCAATATAGCCACCTTGGATTTCTTCATACAAATTGCGACCTTCTGAAGTACCATCCAGTCGCGCTCGAACATAAAGCCCTTTATCATCAACGGATAATTGCAATGTTTTGTTACGCGTGCGCGCCATCACTTTCCCTGAATGATTATAGTTAAAAATCACATCACTCATATCCGCTTCTTCAAAGGCTTTATCATCGATTTGCTCTTTAAATTCCGTGTCACCAATCGTCATTAAGACAGTTGGTTCATCAAATGTTGCAGCATAACCCTCAACATATAACTGTTCATCCTCATCCGATTCACCTTCTAAAACTCGAATTTGAAATTCAGCAAAATGACGAAATTCACGATCTTTACGTGTTAGCTTGTTCGTTGGATTCTGTTCCGTCATCATTCTCACCTCCTGCACCTATTTCACTTTCATTAACCTCTTGTGTATCTAATCGGCGAATAGGTTTATCGCCATTTTCCACTGGTCCTAAATTTAAAATTCGGCGCCATTCATTTGGTGTCATAGCACCTCTATCCACCATCTGTAATAAGCTCATTTTTGTACGCATCGAAGCGTATTGAAGGGCGCTCGATTCAAATATAATGCGGTTGCCATGCGATCGCTCAGTACGCGTGAATATTTTCCGCGTAAATTCATCAGCGAGTTGCATCGCAATAGGTTGAATAACCGATTCATAATAAGCATTCCATTGATCTTCATCGTAATCGCTCGTGATGATATCCTCGTTTGTGTTGAAAAAGTGCATTATGCGTTTGGTTGCATTATTATTTTGTTTATCTTCAGGCACGTAATTTTGTGGTTTAACCTGTTCCAAATCATAACTTGGATCCGTTGGAACAGCCCCGCCACCATTTTTTTCAATATCCAAATAGTTTTGTGTAAATCTTTCGAGCTGATCGTCCACATCTTCTGGTCGCAATTTGGACTTAAACATCATAATCCAACGAATGACTGCACTTTGTTTAATAGCTTTCATAATGCCCTGGTCAATCGTATTGACGACTTCCATTAATTGATTAATTGCTGCTTCTGGCCGATCGCCAAACAACTGATGTTCGTTAAAATCTTGACGCAAATGAATGACATCAGAATACGGAACCGTCATGCGTTGACCATTCTCAAAATAAAAACGAAGATAAATATCTTCGCGTCCTTCTAACATATCCACTTGCATCGCAGGAATCGGGTAAACTTCTTTTGCTAAACCAAAATCATCACGTTTGATCAGTGCGAATGCGTTGTTGTTTAGCTCTAATTGTGTGGCTAACTTCTCTTGCAACATCTGTCCAGACATAAGCGGATTCGGTTCTTCTAACATGAATTTGAGTGATCGACTTGGATTGGTTTCAAATTCACGCTCATTTTCTCGAATATGTTTAGCGACCAACTTGCCGATGGCCCTAGCTTTCGGTCGAATAGCGGCTCGAATGAGATCAGATTGATACATCTTGCCATTCCATTTATAAAAACCACCGCCACCATCCGTAATCATTTTCATCGATGTGTTTCCTTGTGGTTGTTGGTCGACCTTCTTTCCAAACATCCAATCAAATAACCCGATGATCATCACCCCCCTTTTTTCTTGTGTGTCAGAAACTAATCAAATTACTTCATATTCTGTTTGTTCACTATCATTTACTTTTTGTATTACTTCTTCAAATGCACTTTCGGTCATGTTGTTTGGAACGAATCTTTCTACAATTTCTTCAAAGGGGAACAGATAATTTTTAAGCACCTCTCCCCCTTCTTCTCTACTTGACACAGTTCCAGTTACATTGTTTAAATAATCTTCTTTTGTCATGTTGATGTGTGTAGGACAATCGACTGCTGTACTAAAACGACAATATAACCCATTAGGTTGTTTAGCTATAAAACCACTCATTTATAACCACCTCAAATCATGTTTTGATAATCTTGATATTTGTCTTGATAAATCACGTAAGCGTTAAGCATGGCTGCCACACCATCAATTCGCTTAGTTTGCTGATTACCTTTAGCTGGTTGGATATTATCGTTTTTATCAATATCCACAGACACGTTTGATAAATTCCATTTCGTGATTTGATTGTTGTCATAATTAACACGCTTTGCTTGTAAGTCAGCGCCCAAGTTTTTCATGGGACCACTCAACGTCTTTTTACCTTGAATAACAGGAATCATGGCATCTTCACCAAAGTAACCCTGCATTTCTTCAACAAAATACGTTGCTGACCAACTATCGTAACCGATGAATGGTAGATATAAATCGTATTCTTCTTGTAATTCTAAGAACCAATCGGTCACAAATTTATAGTGAACTTTATTGCCTGGCGTTGTGCGCAAATAACCTTGTTTTTCCCAAACGTCGTAAGGTACATTATCTTGATTAACACGTTTTTCGAGCAACGCTTCAGGCAACCAATACATGTGCTTGTAATAAAGCGTATCGTCACCAGGTACTTGGAATAAAACGCATGCTGCAGTTAAGTCAACGGAACTTGATAAGTCAACACCACCAATGCCATATTTCGGCTGCAACTCATTTAAGTCATACGTTGCTTTGTTATCGATATCTTCAAACGGTAACCAAGCCTCGTCAGACGTTTCGCGAATATTAAAATCCTTTGTCAGTAAATTCTTCACCAACAAAGGATTTGCTTTTGCTTTATTCACTTTTCGTTCTAATTCATCGACTTTCTTAATCGTGCCAAGACCAGGATTGGCTTTGGGCCATTTCTCTGGATCAGTCCACTCATTACGTTTGTCCAATTCATAAACAATCGGTAGCACATGATCATCATGATAACCGTTTGGATCATCGTAACCATTAATGATCCGTTCAGCTTCATCGTATTTAATATCGAATATACCTTCACGCAATGAACCAGCGGTTGATGTAATAATCGAAATAGGTTGTCGTCTGGCTGACATACCGTCAACAATAACGTCATATAAATTCTTATCTTTAATTGCGTGTAGCTCGTCTATAAAACTACCATGTAAGTTCAAACCATCTAATGTATTGCTATCGCTTGAAAGAGGACGATAACTACCATCGTTATAATCGGTTAATAATTCCGATACTAATGATCGTACACGCTTTTTTAAGGATGGTGATTTTTTAACCATCTTTTTCGATTCCAACCAAATGATTTTACTTTGGTCTTTTTTCGTTGCAGCACTTATAATTTCTGGACCTGGCTCACCATCTGCCATTAATAGATAGAGAGCGATTGCGCTACTCCATGCCGATTTTCCATTTTTACGTGCGACAATCAATATAAATTCACGATATTTTCGTGTGCCATCTATGCGATGAACAAAACCAAATATCGCTGCGGTCATTGCTTGTTGCCATAACTCTAATATAAAAGGTTTACCACCCATTTCACCTTTTGAGTGCTTACAAAACTTTTCTGAAAAGTTAATTGCGTGATTCGCTTTTGCTTCATCATACTCATAAATCGAATCTGGATCGTCTATATCTTGAACTAGCTTCCGATAAACACGCTCAACCTTTTTGCTAACAGTAACTTCACCATTTTGTATCTTCTCATAATAGGCTTTAATCGGATTCATATGATCACTTTCCATCTACGAAGTCATCAAAACCATCGTCTGGATCCTTTGGCGGTTCATCGGGGAGCAAATCAAATAATTTATTATAGGCTGCTGTATAACGGTTAATCATCGTGTTGTAACTTTTTTGAGCTGGGTTCTCCACAAACATTTTCTGATTCCCTTGCTCAAGCTTATAAGTCGGTCCTTTGGTTTTAATATTATCTTCTAGTATTTGAAGCGTGATCGTCATGAAAGCAATTCGTTCGATTAACGGTTTCGCAATTTTCTTCTTTTCTTCCGATATTTCTTCCAAGTTCTCATGAATTTTGTCTATTTCTTCAGCAATTAACTCATCTTGCTTCTTTTGTGATAATTTAGCCATTTTATTGTTCACCCCCCCCCTTATGGAAAAATGACCTGTGTGTTCGTTGATGGTATGCGCTCGCTTGTTAGAGCCTCCCCCATTCCCAAATTTTCAGGGGGGAGTTCACTAAAACTCTCTCGTTTCAATCAGATTTCCAAACTTATCGAATGAAAATCCATCACGAACAGGTAAATGAATCTTGTTATGTTCTTGGTTATGACATGCATGACACAGTAGCTCAAGGTTATCCCACCCAAACGTAACGAACGGATCATTAACGTTGTCAGCAGTGATTGGTTCGATGTGGTGAACAACATCACCTGGATAACCACACCGCTCACACAACCCATGTTGACTAGCCATATAAGCCTGTCTTAACTTTCGCCAACTTGAACTGTCGTATATTTTTTGTCCAATACGCTCCATAATCATTTCCCCTATATAAAAAGACACCCTGCTTTAGCAGAGTGCCTAGTGTTATAAGAATAGTAGTAATAAAATTGGAATGGTGATGAGAATGGTTAGTAAGCAACCACATCCCATCATGTTATTGCCTGCCCCTTGCATTTCCTTACCCGCGTTTTGCATCGAATCGCCTATTTGTTCAAGCTTATTCTTCTCGGACATGTTCCGTTCTCCCCTATTACATAACGTTTCCGTCATTGTAACATATTCTTCCTTTTTAAACGTTATGTATAAAGCAGTCTTATTTTTCTTCAATGACTATTTCTGGACCTTTGACGCTTCTGATATAAAATTCACCTTCAAATGAATAATCATTTTCGTTTGGTTCATCTATAAAATTCAGACTACCGAGAACAGTTTCATTGCGAAGTGAACTTATGAACCATCCAGTTATTTCACCACTATCGCTATTAATGTATAGCGTTTTATCTTCTTTAGTTACTTCGCCTGTTCCTTCTATAACCGAACCGTCTACAATCATTCTTGTAAAACGTCCCAATCTAAACACCTCCCTTTATCGAACCATTTCGACAAAAGGAGATATTTTCCTGCATCAAATTTCCATATAAGAGTTAGTCTTCTTTTATTCGTTCTAGTTTCTTTCCAACCTTTTTTATTTCTTTGGGAATTTTCTGAAGTTCAAAATGAGTTTTAATAGATTCTTCATCATGCCAAAAAGATCCATCCTGTCCTTCGATATTAAAAATGAAAGGGTTTTTGTATTTTTTATTCCCTATATTTGTATAATGTATTGTTCCATGTGAATTGTATTCAGCACTTTTATCACTATACTCAGCTATTGGCAGTAAAGGATATTTAATTGAATGCTGAGATGGTATTACAACACTTTGTAATTCTATAAATAAACTTTGTCCATGCAGTAGGTTCAGCTCAACACTTGATTCAACACTTTTAATGATTGCTGTTTCAGTACCATCATTTCTAACTTCTATTTGTATAAACCCATATCTATCATAATTAGGTTCGATTGATATATAAGGTCTTTCCTTATCTTTGTGCTGTTTTAATAGAATAGTGGCTACTAAACCAGATATAGTTGCTGCTATTACTGATAAGGATGAAATCACTAGAGTAATTTCCATAAGTATTATCCCATAGATAGCTAGACATAAACTAAATATCAGCAAACTAGTTGTCAGCACTATTAAGAAGATATACATTTAGAACCCTCCTTCATCGAACCATTTCGACAAAAGAAGATATTTTCCTGCGAACAATTTAAAGACACCTCATTGTGAGGTGCCTTTAATTATTCGTCTTTTTCTAATATATGTCTACAATGAGCACAATAACCATCTTCTAAAGCTGATATCATTTCTGTCCATGGTATTGGCATAGAACAGAACTTGCAGCTTTCTACATAATACGGTTTCATTACATAGTCTCTAAAAACATACACTTGACTAGGACTTAAATCATTTAAATTAGCAGGGACTTGATTAGTTATTTTTTTAGTTATGCCTATAGCCCTTTCATCTTCAATATAATCTAAGGCTAATAGGTCATCCAAGTAATTTTTTAAGCTTTGATCTTCATCGTGATCCTCAGTAAAAATTCTCTTCACATCATCTAAATTGTATTTTTGCAAATTTCTCTCTCCTTTCATCAAACCATTTCGACAAAAGGGGATATTTTCCTGCAATAAATTGAAAGACCCCACTTAATAATTTCTTATAAAGAATTATTAATCTATTTGAGCCCATAATTCCTTTCGCATTAAACCATCTGGAAAATATATTATTCTACCAGTTGGTAATATAACAATCTGTTCGTTATCAGGTTCTTCATCTTCAAGGAATTCCATTGACTCCCAATCTTCTAATTCAAGCTTGCTGATAAATAGAGATTCAATAAAGCTAATCTCTTCCTTAGTAAACCCTAATTCCACAATATCTTCTAAGAAATACATCCCTTCACCCCATTGCAAGAATATTATGTAAAAAATTTGTATAATACTATTAAAATTGACGAGTATTTTTCAATAGCTTCTGGTATTTCAGGCACTGTGACGAAGAGTGTAACTGATTTGCTTAATTTACCAAGGCGATCATCACTTGCCTCTTCACCTTTAGACGCTTCACTTACTACTTCATAAAATATTTTTCTAACTTCTTCCCTTTGAGTATCATTAAGAGATTCGATGGATGATTCAATATCTGGCATTGTTCTAAACTCATTCTTTAGTTCACGCAACTCAACTGTACTAGTTTTGTCTTCTGAATCACTAAGATTATTTAATAGTGTTTTTGTTTGATTATACGATTCAATGTATTTACTTAATTCCAAGCCTCGGTTCTTAATAGCATTAATTGAGTCAATTTTATTTTGGATCTGTTTTATCTGATTCAAAACTGGAGGTTGTGTTGATTTAATCATTCTATTCTTAATTTCCTCTTGCCTTGCAATTGTTTTCTGTATATTTTTATATGGAGCAAGCATTCTATCCATGTTAGCCTGCATTTCCTGTATCCTTTTTATGTGAATATCATACATCAAAATCATCCCCCTTTTTAAAATACTTATTCGACAAAAGGAGATATTTTCCTGCAAACAAATTAAAGACACCACTCAAATGAGTGATGCCTTTAATTTTATTTATCTTCTTTCTTTTTCACTTCTATAGACTTTTTATATCCGTCTTCGTATTCAACATGCAATTTCACTTCTTCAACATCTTTTCTATTTGCAATTTTCTCAACATCATTAATTTCTTTTTCAATAGCTTTTTTTCTAGTGTTCCTTCTCCCAGCGTAAGATTTCCTGTTTTTATCAGATGATCTAGCCAAAATAAAGGGATAGGGATGAGGTTTCCATTCACCTTTGGGATTATCTGCTATTAGCTCAAAAAACTCAACTATAGTTACAAAGTCACCAAGCATGTCTATGATGATTGAACCTTTGCTAATTGATCTAATCTTTAAATCCTCAGAAGGTCTTCTTCTATTTCTAATAGAAGATAATTTCCTATAACCTAAATGCAATCTCAATAATAACATTGAAAAAGATAGTACAGAGATATTATCAGAATAATTAATATCTAACTTTACATTGGAAATACTTGTGCTATCTACTTTTTTTGCTTCAATCATTAAAATCCTCCTTTTACCAAGTTAATTCGACAAAAGGAGATATTTTCCTGCAAACAATTTAAAGACACCACCCAAAATGAGTGATGCCTTAAAAGTAGGAGAATAACGAAACAAAAGACGTCGTAGCCAGACTAGATTTTACGATTTGTATATTTTAGTTTATTGGCTACACTATCATAATAACAGGGTTTTAAGCGTTATGTGGTTTGATTTTGGTTTGATTTTGGTGCTAATTTGTTCAGATATTCAAACATTCAGCCACAATGTTCATTAATTCCTTCTTCTCTTCATAGTAAGTTGTTTTGGTGAAGTCGTTATCGTAATCATAATAGACTTTGAAGTCTGCCTCGCCATTAATGAAATGCTCATCCCATATTAGTTTATGAAGTGGTTTAACGCGATTATAAACAATATCAAGTTTTTGTTTGGTTTTGATTAATTCATCAATCTCAAATGACTTTTTTAAGTAAACATCAGCTTCGGTTTGATCACTGCTTGATTCTTGTACTGGCTCGTCTTTAATCGTGCTTGTTTTACTTGGCATAGCTTCTAATTGTTTTGCTTTAATAATGGCATCTAAGTGATTGTATTGAGCCATATATTGCGCTACTTCTCGACGTTGAGCTTTCGTTAAATTGCGTTCTAAGTAATCTAGCATAATGTCACTCCTAACTATTACCCGCTTCATGCTGGTAAAACTCTATAAGCTCTTGTCGTTTCCTTTTGCGCCATTCTCGGCCTTCTTTAGTAGAGTCTGCGAAATCATGACATGTTCCCGTGTTAACAGATGGCCCACATAACAGAACAATATTAGTTGGATCGTCACCTGGTCCAACGTGGCTCGCTTGTTCTAAATGAGCCATTTGAAACATCCAAGGATTCGTAATGCCGCATCTTTCGCACCTTCCACCTGAACGACGTTTCACTTCTTTTCTCACTTTAGCTGTGATGCGTGTTTTGTCTTTTTGTTTCCTACTTTTACGTTTTCCCAGCTGTTGTTCTTTCGTGTACACCGCTTCACCACCCTACATCAACTTAATTAATTCAATAGCATGATAGGCTTTAGACTCTGCTTGTCTCTGTTGTTTAGATAGTGTCTTGTATCTTTCATACGCATTGTCTGCTTCATGTTGATACCATTCTCTATCAGCCTCTAATTCTTTGATGTCTGTTTTGAGCTTATCGATCTGTACTCGTAAGTCATTTATAATGTTTTCCTGATTTGACTGGTCCTCATTTTCCGCTTCTTCCTGTTGGTGTTCCATGAACTTGACGTGTTCATTGCATCCGTTAAGTGTTTTTTGAGTCTGTTTTAAATCGGTCGTTAAACGGTCAACTTCACCCTGTAATCTCTCAATCTCGTTATCTTTAGCCTCTATCTTCTGCTTGAGGTCGTTTTTAAGGGTTTCGAATGAATGTTCGGTTCCCGTTGATTCTTGATTAACGTCCTCTTGATCGTCTATTGGTTCTTCAATGTCACTCTCATTATCTTCAACGTCTGAAGCAGGTTCAGGACTAGGTTTTTTATTACTCGATTTGCGTTTCATCTTATTATGCTGCTTTATGATTTCGTCGAACGTCAGGCCAACAAAGCCCCAGCCGTTCTTCAATGTGCTCAACTTTGATTGTGGAATACCCATGAATTCAGCTATGTCCTTATCCTTATAACCCTCTTCCCGCTTCTTAACGTAGAAGTCAGGTGTTTGTTTCTTTATCTTGGCATGTTCCGCTTCATTAAGTTGATATGTCTTCACGTCACTATGTGGTGATGATTTAGTCATATGAATCACTCCTCATTTTTAGGATCGTACACATACCGTCTGCCACTGATATAAACGACAGTTGGTATGGCCTTTTTAACTTTGGCAACTTTAACGACTGGTCTATATTTATCGCCTTTCTGCTTCACGTTAAATCACTTTCCTTCACAAACACACCATTCACCATTTGCCCTTTACGGTCCTTAATCTCGTTATAAGCTTGTCGAGCGCATAATTGAATATCTAAATCTAGCTGCAAAGATAGAATGGTTAAGACCACGTAAATATCGCCAATTGAATCAACAATCTGCTCTTGATTATCTTTTGCTAATCCTTGCGATAATTCACCGACCTCTTCCATAAGTTTCAGCATTTGCTTACTGGGATCTGCTGTGTGTAAGTTACGATCTTTAGCCCATTGTTGGATGTTAAATGTTGATATGTTTAAATCGTTGTGTTTTTCAGTCATTGTTATCCTCCACTAAAGCTTGACCTGCAATTTCAGATAATTGAGTTATGTGAATACCATCAGTAAACGTTTTGCCTCTCGTTGAAGCTATTTTCTCTAATACTTTACGTAGCTTTCGATGTCGTTTATATAAATTTTTGAAATTCTCATGACAATCCTCTAGCCCTTTTGTATTTTGTTCACTTAATTTAGCTTGTTCAGTTATTACGCTTAAATCATCTAAGAACTGCTTTCCGCCATACATCATCCCGCCTTGTTCAATCACGTTATTGATTCTCTTGATAGATTCTTCTAACTGTTCACTCATTCAATCAACCTCCACCTGCTTCAAAATAGCTATTAAACTAATAGCGTCATATCCTCTTACACAATCGCCATTCCAAAATTGTAAATATGCCTCGTTCGTTTGACCATGTCCACAGCAAGCGTTCATAATACCTGGTAATGTTCCTAAGCAACCGTCGTGTCCTTTAAGCGTATTTTCTAGTCCACAATAGTTACAATCACGTTCGTTATTAACGGTCGGTTCGCTTAAGTCTGAATAGATCCACTGACCTTCAACACATTCGATATCGTGTCCTCTTAACTTCGCTCGAGCTGTCATTCAATCACCGCCTTTCAAACCAAGTAACGTGTCTTTAAATATTGTTTATGAAGTATCTGGAAACGGTCAGATAGTGTGCTCTCAAGCGTATTAACGAATGGCTCTTCTTTTTCTTTTTCATAAAAGCTACCGGTTTCTAAATCGACATATCGAATGAGATAGACTCTAAATTTTATTGGCATATTCATTCCCCCGCTTCAGTAATGACTTCTCTTTCCTGGTACCAACAGTTATCGTGAGAATCCGCTTCTGGAATCAAGTCTCGTTCATAACCAACTCGTCTATTTGCTTTTTCTTCATTTGTGTAGACATCTAATACGTCTACTTCCTGCTTTTCATGGTCATAATAAAGAACAATAAATACGTTCATAATATGCTCCTTTCTATTGCACAACCTGGTCGGTCTCATTCTCCATAACCTGCATGGCCTAAAACGTGGCGACAACAATGAAAACACATTTTCCAATTTTCCATGCTATATTCATGGTCTAAATAAAAGAAATCACTTTGTTTGTATTCCTTCTTGCATTGTGGACATATTAACACCAATGATTTATTTTCCAACGTACTCACTCCCTCACTCGCTTTCTCAGTCTTATTGGCATCTATTTTGCCTGTTTATATTCATAAGGCTTCACACACATTTCCGGTAGATTTGCTCTTACCAGCTTTTCAGCAAACTGTGGTGGTACTGAATTGCCTACTCTTGCCACCTGTTGTGATTTAGGATACTTCTTACCTTTATAGTCACGATCAATTTGATACTCTTTTGGAAATCCTTGAGCCTTAAATAATTCATGTGGTTGCAACATTCTCATTCCGATATCGGTTATTTGATAAGACTCACCTCTAACAGTAATCAAACCGAAACGGTCCTTGGTTGAAATGGTGTGCAATGGCTCATTAATACTCTGGCCAATCCCTTGACCGTAATATTTAGTTAAAAATGCACTGACTAACCCAAATCTGTTTGCTGTAGGAATTGTGGGAACTGGTTGCCTCATATCACTCGCCCTAGTCTCTGTTCCTTGATGCGTGTAATAGTGTTGTAGAAAATGGGCTTTCTCTTGAAAAATGTAAGGACGATCAGATTCTAAAACAAATTTCTTAATGCCCCTCTTAATTCGCAACATGGTGTTATGGCTTAGAGGCTTCTGACGATCATAGATGCTTGGAGCTGGTAACGACCAATCTATAATTTCACTAGCTGTTCGATACGGCTCTTTAAGTCCCATTTGTACATTAATATCTGACGGGGCACCGTGTGTTGGTTCTGGCCATTCAATTGGACTTCCGTCGCATCGAGCAATCAGAAAAAGCCGTTTTCTAGTTGTTGGTGCTCCATAGTCACAGGCTTGAAGCTCTTTTGTTTCAACTTTGTATCCTAGTGCTTTCAATGATTTTACATAGGATTTGAATGTGAGTCCTTTCTTGTCAGGATCAGGCTTGTTATCTTTCAAAGGCCCCCATGTTTTAAACTCTTCTACGTTCTCTAAAATAATGACTCTTGGGCGAACTTTAATAGCCCACTCAACAGCTATCCACGCAAGACCTCTTACCGTTTTATTGACTGGTTTACCACCTTTAGCTTTGCTGAAATGCTTACAATCTGGGGATAGCCAACAAAGACCAACTTTTCTTCCTTGAGCAACTTCTAGTGGATCCACTTCCCATACCGACTCGCAATAATGCTCAGTATCTGGGTGATTGGCTTTATGCATCGCGATAGCTGCAGGGTCATGATTAATGGCGACATCCACGGATAACCCCGTAGCAAGTTCTATTCCGGTTGAAGCTCCGCCACCACCAGCGAAGTTATCGACTATAATCTCTCTAAATAGATCAACCTGTTTCTCCACTGTTTTTCACCTTCATTCAGTCTTAGGTACGTTAATATGTCTTACCAATCTGTTGATGAAATAATATAAGGCGCTTCTTGGTTCTTTCTTTGCATAACTTCTTTGTATGTCATAGGTGTTAACATTTCACCTTCAAAATTAATCCACTCTCTAGCTTGTGTTTTTTCTTCTTCCGTCAGCATCTCTAAACCTACATACATTCTTTTTTCTAGCGACACTTCTCCGACAAAGTCTTCATGTAATTCTTCTTCATTTACGTCTACAAAGTCTTTATAAAACGCTTTAGCTTCTTCTTCTGAATTAGCAACCACCGTATCAATTTCGTTCATTTTAAAAACAGTCATCTATAAACCTCCTAATTACGTTTTATCTCTCAAGAATTTCTTAAAGCACGTCTCACACAAATAACTTCCCCAGTACCTTGCAGCACGTTTTTTACACTCAACACATTGGTTCATGTTTTCACCTCTCATTGATTAGTCCTCATCATCTAATAGAACACCGACCGTGCATTTTTCTGGGTTTTTCCGTTTGGCCAAACGTCTTTTAGCAGTTGGCATTGTTAGCCAACGGATATATTCAGGTTTCACACCAAGCTCTTCCGCACATTCTTTATCCGTACCTATGACCAATAAATCTTCACCTTTATAAACAGCGTATTCTTTTGGCATATTGGTTCCTCCTTACTGCTTTATGTTTTCCGCTTCACTTTCCGGAATCGATAACTCTATCGCTCCCTCGTGAATCATAACGGGCTGAAAACCTAGTAATACTGATTCTTTTACGATCGTTAACGTTTTATGATCTAAGTGTTTTTGACAGATTGGACCAACACCACGATCAATAGATTCGTTATCTTTTAACTTTCGATTGCATACAGCACACCGAAGTAATATCTTCTCCATTAAACACACCTACCTTTAAACAAACACAATATAGTCAAAATCTTTAGGTTTACTCTTATACACGTTGACGGTCGTTAGGAGTTCTCCGTCCTGGTTTCGGTTCTTATCTTCTTTCACATATCGCTTATTCGTTGATTTCGCCATGTTACCGCCACCTTTATGCTCAATCTTTCCGCATGAAGCGGGTATTAGTTTGATTTGTGGGTTTGAGATTTTTCGTCTTTTGGCTTATGCCAGCGCCAGTCTTTGACATGAAAGGGTTTGTTCTTGGGTGGGTTCGTTCTATGCAGCTTTGCTAATTCGTCATCCGACAATCGATAAGTTTTAACTTCCGAGCTCATCTTGCCACCGCCTAACTTGGTCAAGTTTTGTTTGAAAATCAGAAAACATGCTGTCGTATAACCGCTTAACTTCTTTTGTGCGTACTTCGTGATGGTAGCTAACTTTTTGCTTGGATTCGTGATGTAGATAGCACTCGATCAATGCTTGTTTAACACCTTCTATTTGCTTTTGCCTGTCCATCCGCTTCACCTACTAGAACCAAGGATGTTCTCGAATATCTTTTGCGCGTTCAACACTTAATTTGCTTGCTAATCTGTTATAACTTAAATGCTCTAAAATAGAAGCATCATGACCATAAGAGACGAGTTCTTCAATCATATCCTCACGTGTTAACGTTGATGGTTCTCTCATCCGCTTCATCACTCCTAACTAAGATGGTTAATGCTCTGGGGCTGAATTCTTTACGCTTAATAAATCCCTTTTCTTCCAAGTTGTTTAAATGGCTATTAACTGTTGAAGCGGATTTGAGGTTAATACCTGATGTGATTTCACGTTGGGTTGGTGCAAAGCCGTGCTTATCTTGGAACCGTTCAATGTAGGTTAAGACCGCTTTCTGCATCATAGTTAAGTGCATGTGTCTGCCTCCCATTCTCGAATTTCGACTTCAACACGTGGTTGATCGTCGTAGTATTTTTCAATATGAACGTTAACGACTTGGCTATCGTCGTGCCATATAATGCCGTTAAGTGCGTCCTTAATTGCTTTCAGGTAATTATCAACGTCTGGTTTAGTTGTTGGTCTAAGTTGGCCATCATCAATCAGCTTGCGTTTGTATTTCGGCATAGATTTCGGAATGGGTCGATAAACCCTAACCGTTAAATCAATAGGCCCTTTTAATAGATTGCTAGGTTTATGTTGTGCAGCACTCAATTGCACGTAATGTTTGTAGTGTTTTGATTTAGCTGGATCGTACATGCGCGCTTGACCTTTAAATGTGGTGGCTCTTGCTCGTCCTTGCGCAACAGGTTGTCCATGTATCGTAAATGCAATCATGCGCTCATAACCCTCTTTCGTTCCGCAAATACACGAATATTACGTCCTTTAATAGCCAAGTGGCAAAGGACAAATAGTACTTCCCATTCGTCTCGTTTTAATTCCTTAGCAATTACTTCAGGTTCGTGTCCGTCGTTGTACTGCTGTTCGATGTATGTCAGATCTCGCTTTCTGAACGCGAATTCTTTGTCTTCGAGGATAATCACCCAATCTTCTTCAGGATCCAATGTGTGATAGGTGCCTTTAACGTCTGTTCTGAATTCGCCTTTGTGCCGTGTCATATGCTCACCCTTTCTATTAATCTATCGTGTGCCATGAAAGAACGCTTCTAATTCCGTCACGTTAGTATGGTCTTCCGTTTCATTCGATTGTGCCGACTCTTGTTGCTCTTGTTGTCTTTGTTCTTTGTGCTTAGCAAACCACTTCGGTATAACATCTGATGATTGTTTAGGAGACGATCGTGACTGCTTCGTTTTTTGCTTATTTTCACGGAACTGCTGTTGGTAACGTCTAGCGTCATCAATTGACTGAACACCTGCGCTCTTCCAGTTGTCTAAAACGCTCTCGATAAAGCGCGTACCCTTCGCTTCTTTTTGTGCAGCCACTTGCATAGATGCCATTAGGAGATCGTAGCCCCATTCGTCAAATAGTTGGCTAATGATTTCGTAGTTGTAAGGTGATTCGCTTATGCCTTGCTGGCAGTTCGTCTTGTAGAATTCAATGATTTCGGAAAACGCTTCTCGATCACGCGCGTTATTATTATTAGATAGTTCTTCCTCATTCTTTACATTCTTCTCATTCTTGTTTATATCCGCAACCTGTTTCTCATCTGGGTTACGCTCTGTTTCTTTTGTGTTACTTGAAACAGATTGGGATTGATATGTTTCCCAATTTAACAACGTTATAAGTGTATATTGTCTGTTACCTTTGCCATGCTCTACTGTTATCATTGATTGTTTCTCTAACCATTTAAGAATCGATTGGACGGTTTTAGGTTCGGTTCTTTCCACGTGACACCTTCGTAAAAACCGACACCCTTAGCGATGTTACGGGTGGATGTTAAATGTTGCCCTGGTTTAACCGTTATAACGCTACCGTCTTTAAAGGGAACTTTTCTCTCTTCGTGGTTCACCATATATTTAAGGTACTGCCATACACGATGGTACATAGGCGGCATGGACCATATGAGACTGTCTAATTCTTGTCGATAATCTTTGATGAAGCCTTTCATCATCTGCACCTCCTTTTTAATAGAGATAGACGTGACAAACGTTGCTCATTGGTGTACAATAAAATTGTTGAGCTTGGTTTGATCACGATCTATCGTGATGAATCATTTAAAAGATTCATAGGTTTCTAATAATTCCTGAGCGATGCGCACTTGACCTTTCCCAGTTATAAGTGCCGTCGCTTTTTCTATGTCTTGGTCTGTCTTGCTAATCACTGTCACTTTTGTATCAAACAGACCTTGTTCAATATACTTTTGCTTCGGCACGTTCTTCTCACGCCCACTCTTGATTAAATAGCCATTATCGCGTAACCAGCTGAATAAACGATTGCGACCAATGACAATGCCATGCTCGTCGTACAACATTTTCGCAAACGCACCAATACTCACTGTTGCATTAGAGTTAGACACAATACGCCCAAAGTTCGTATAAGGCTTGTCTGCTTCAATTTGGCTTTCCGCTTTTGCACGCTTTGATTTTTCCTCTTTTAGATCAGTAGCTATCTTGATGATCGTGTCTGGATCCGTTAGGGCTTGTTCTATCGTTTCTGGAGTCATATAAGTTCCATGTTTTCTAATAGATGGGATGACCTCAGAAGTTACCCATTTTCTAAATTGCTTGGCTTCAGGTTTACGACTATCGAGGATAACGTCATACAATCCATCCTCGTTTACAATTGTGGCTTGTTGCGTTCTACCCATTGAATCTGAGATGGGGTAAGTTGTACTTACGTCATCCCCTAGTCTTTTTTTAACCATCCGGCTGTTACTCAGTTCTAAAATGTTAACTAAGTCATAGAGGACAAACCACGGCTCATTATCCATTTCAATAATCCGCAATTCTTGTCCGTCGAAAATCTTTGTTAATTCATTCATATAAATTCTCACTCCTTTGTAGGAATTTTAGTCTTCCTGTCGAATGTTTAAATTAGGAAGGTGATATATTTGACTGAAATTATAAATAACGGTACTTTTATCGTCGTTGTGATCACGTTTTTAATCACATTAAACAACGCTTACAATAACCGAGCTTCAATCGAAATTAGACAACTTCCTGGAAGTAAGTCTGCTTTAATTCAACCTGATTTTATTGACACCGATACACCTGATGTTTATTGGCAAGACAAGTATAGAGTTCTTATTGATGTTGTGATTATTAATCAAAGTGCACAGCCTATATCGATCATTGAATTTGTACTGAATGACAAGGTGAACTTCAATTCGTATTCTCTTCCAGGATCACAGTACACAGTTACAGTAAGTCCAGAGAAAGAGACTGAGAATGGACTTACATTCCACGGATCTAAAAGATCAAAGACTTATTTAATTAATGATTCGTGGCTTCAACCTTTGTTTGATATTCCACCGTATACATCAACGAGAGGCTTTTTGTTTTTCCATTTACCTAAAGAAGACCTAGTTGACATTGGGCACAACAAACTTCAAATATTCACTTCTCGCAAAACATTTATTAAAGATTTAGAGATATACGAACTTGAAAAGAGTCGGCTTCAGCTACCAGATGATATCCATAAGGCTCATGCCCTTTTTGATTCACAAAATCCTTTCTAAGTTCAGCTACATATTCCATGACATCTTTTTGCCTTTTGTCATTTAAGACAATTTGAGTAGAAGCTATTTCATCTGCAATCGTTTTAGCTTCTCTCATTTTGTCTAATAACTCATTGACCTTTTCAGTTGTTTCTTCCATACCTTCAATCAGAAATTCTGAATCTTTCATTTAATACACACCCAATCATCGACTTGATTTTCTAAACATCACATGGTTTAATATAGTTACTCCGTGTTATGTGAACATCGGAATATACCAGTCTTTCAGATTTAACCGCTTTGCCGAGCGGTTATTTTTTTGTGCTATAAGTTACATCAGATTCGATCCCGTCGTTTTCCATTTGCTTGACTATCCCTTCCAGATAATCAACATACTCCCATTCATCCTTTAGCTTTTGCAGCCGCTTCAACGAACGTTCAATATCTTGATTAACTCTAAGCGCTTGTTCATATTGCTTTTTTCGAGTGTACTGATTTAGTAATTTGAGTAAGTCATTGACACAACGTTCTTCGACTTCAATAGCCCAATCAAATTCTTGCTTTTTAGCGCTACTCATTTTGATACCTCCGCTTCATTGCTATATAAATTATGGTGTTTTTTCTTTAATAAACGGATAGCCCTTTCATTTCCTTATAAATAACTAACAATCAAAACCAGTAACGCTAATGCTAAAGCACTCGTAACACCTTCAATTGCGTACTTCATAATCGACCTTCCTTTCTTAACCGATCTAATTCAGCTTGGTTATTCTTGAATTGTTGAAACGCTTGACGCTTACCTTCATTACGTTTGTAGATGAAGTTGGGCTGCATGTTTCATCACTCCTTCCATTCGGAATGTGCTACCGATGATATAACAGTCATCGTTTAAGCAGCGTGTCTTGAAAAATGTGCTATTGTTGTTTTCGCGTGATTCTTTAATGTGGAGTTCATTCCCGCAATTTTCACACGTTAGTTCCGTCACACCCGTCGATCGGATTACCTTTTCCATTCAGCTCACCTTCCTCTCCCTCATTGGCTTCAATTGCCTTCTGGTACTCTTCATTAAGTTTGTTCATGAATTCTTCTGCAATTTCGTTGTCTACACCAACCATTACTTTATTTAATTTGTGATCAGTAATATAGAAAACAAGACGATTACGTTCTGCTTCAATTTCAACCTCTTTTGCCTCGCTTAGAAATGACACAATCATGTTCAATCCTCCTTTTGTTCTTCAACCCACTTCAAAAGAAAATCTTTCATTTCCTCAGCTTTGAAGTACCATTTACCGCCGAGCTTCACTTTCGGACAATCTGGATGATAAAAGAAGGTCTTTTGAATTGTAGACCAACTCATGCAAGTTCGACGTGTTAACTCATGCTTATCCCATAAGACCAAATCGAAGTCGGCTTCACTAAGCCGCTTCTGTATTTCGTCTTTTGTCAACTTCTCAACAGTGTCTTGATCAACATTAACTTCAATCATTCATTACCACCTCTTTTTCGGTTTTTCTGAAATTCACCCTAAAAAAATATCATCAACTTTAACACCTAAAGCGTTGGCTATTTTTTCAAGAGTTGAGTAATGTGCTTTTCGTAAGTTATTGACGTTCATTTCATACAGAATGATACTTCTAGCTGATACGCCAGACTTACTCGCAAGCTGTTCTTGCGTCATTTCCGCTTTAACTCGTAACACTTTTAACTTCTCTCTGGTCTTAGTTGTCACCAAAAAACACCTCCGTTCAACAATTTATACTCCAATCTTACACTTCGGTTTTTCTGAAGTCAAGTAATATTTTCAGATAATCTGAAATAAATTTATAAACTCACTTCACATTTTATGAAATTAGTTGTATAATTCAGTTAAAATAAATTCATGGAGGAAGTATTAATGAGTAATGTATTCAGCAAAAATCTTAGGTACCTTAGAAACAAGAAAGATATGGATCAAGATGAACTAGCAAAACTTTTAGGAAGAAAAAGCTCTTCTTCTATTAGCGAATGGGAAAAAGGAACTTATACACCAAAGTCAGGAGTTTTATCTGATATAGCAAAAATTTTCAATGTTAATTTAGAAGATCTAATGAATGAAGATTTAACAAAAGAGACATCAAATATTAAAAATATAACTAAAATAACGCCAATTCCTATTCTGGGTAAAGTATCTTGTGGAGATCCAATAGATGCTGAGGAAAATATAAAAGGTTATACTTATGAACTTCCAGATACGTTGCCTGTAGGTGAGTTTATATGTTTAGAAACAGTTGGAGATTCAATGCACCCAACGATACCAGAAGGGTCTAATGTAATTATTAGAAAGCAACCTGATGTAGAAAGTGGTGAAATTGCAGCGGTTTTATTAAATGGCGATTTGGAGGCAACTCTAAAGCGGGTAAAGAAACAGAAAAATAATATAGTATTGATTCCAGATAATTCGGATCACGATCCAATCATTGTTAACGAAGAGTATCCAGCTAAAATTATCGGTAAAGCTGTTAAATTTACTCAAAATCTTTAGGAGGTGTGATGAATGGGTATATCACTAAATGAGTACAAAGAGGGCTTGTGGGAATTTAGATTAACCTATTATGACCCTATAACTGATCAACGAAAGGAGCGATCTAAAAGAGGATTTAAACGTAAGAAAGATGCGAGAATAGAAGCTCAACAATTAGAAGAGCAGTTATTGAATAATTTTGACACGGCTAATCATAACATGTTGCTTAAAGAATACATGCAACATTGGTTAGTCGAATACAAAAAGGATGTCGTTCGTAAAAATACTTATAAACTACATCAAACTAACATCAATAAACACATTATACCTTATTTCCAAAATATAAAAATAAAGAACCTTAAACCAACTATGTATCAAAAATTCCTAAACCATTTATATAATGAAGGGTATGCAAAACGAACTGTAGAGATTGTCCACGGTACACTACGTAATGGTTTAGAGAAGGCGAAGCAACTAAATATTATTGATCGAAATCCTGCTGAAGGAGCTACGATAAAGGGTAAGAGTAAGAAACAAACCATCAAATTTATTGATTCATCAGATATATCAAATTTCCTAAAAGAAGCTCGTCAGTACGGCTATATTTATTGGATGTTCTATTACTTCTTGATTGAAACAGGTATGCGCAAAGGTGAAGCTGCAGCTATTCAATGGTCCGATATTAATTTCAAAGAGAAGACAGTTCGAATCAACAAATCCTTAGACTTTCAAGCGTCCACTAATGATGAGCTGTTTGGCGATACCAAAACATATCGGTCAACCAGGACTATCACATTAAGAGATCCCTTAATCGATAAATTAAAGTTCCATCTGAAATGGCAAAATGAAAATAAAAAGACGTTTGGTGACTTGTATCATCACGATCTCAATTTAGTCTTATGTCGTGATGATGGTAACTACATGCCTAAAAGCTCACTATTTAATTCATTTGAACGCATATTAAAAAGAGCTGGACTACCTAAGTTACCTATTCACTCTTTGCGTCATACCCATGTTGTTATTTTAATGGAATCTGGCTGGAGTGACTACAAACAAATTCAAGAACGATTAGGACATGGTAGTTACCAAATCACAGCAGATGTTTATGCTCATATTTCTGACCGAATAAATCAGGAAGGTATGCAGAAATATGATGATTATATGAAAAAAATCCTAAACGAATGA